ATTAATTCTACGGCCGTGTAGATATAGCCTAGCTCTTCTTATTGACTATGCAAATTTATTCGTCAGCAGTTCTTGTTGATGGAAATTGCCTAGAATCTCCAGGCCAAATAATACGAACAGCTCCAATTGCTCCAGTTGTGGAACCTCCAGAGTAACTTCCAGAACCTCCACCATAAACACCAGGAGTTCCATTAGAAGATCCATTGCCACCTCCAGATCCACCATTTCCTCCAGCCGATCCACTAGACCCTTCACCTAATATTCCTACTCCACCGCCGCCTCCTCCTATTTTGTAACTACCGCCAGACTGACCTCCACCTCCTGCACCACCTGATCCACCTGTAGGACTATTAGATCCTGAACCATTTCCACCGTTTCCTGAATATCCTCCTGCACCACCACCAGATCCATAAGTGGCAGCAGCGGTTCCACCATTACCACCATCACCACCACCATCTCCTTGACTATTTCTTGATCCACCAGAACCAGCACTTGATCCAGCAGTAGCATTCCCACCACCATTAGCATATAAAGTACTTGAATTAACCCAATAACTACTTTCTCCATCTGTACCACTAACACCACCTGCACCTACTCTTATTGAATATGAGTTACCAGAAGTAACGCTTATATTGTTTTTATATACAAGTGCTCCTCCACCTCCAGCTCCTCCACCTGTAGATCTCCCACCAGCACCTACTAATACAATAGAGATAGAAGATACACCATCTGGAGCTGTCCAGCTATATGTTCCTGCTGAAGTGTAGGCTTGTTGTCCTACAACTTCTCCAGCACCCGCACCAAGCCACATTTGTTGAATAGGACTCATAATTAATAATCTCCTTGCGTGTTAGTTAGTAGGTACATATCAACTGAGTCCGGCACCTGAGATGTAAGCACCATCATGTGATACGAAGATAAGAGTAGCCATTCCTCTTGCAGCTAAAGTTCTATTTGCGTCTGTACCATCAGCAGAATTGTATAAATTAAGCCCACTACCTCTAGTTATCGTTTTATCCGTAGTACTAGCATTGATTATGGTAACGACATCTCCAGCAACAAAAAGATTTGTATTAATAGTACACCCTCCATTTGTAAAGTTTAGAGCTACTGCTTTCCCTGCGTCTGCGGCTACTAAGGTATAGGTAGAACCCTGACTATTGACTGGTACAGAACGCAGGTTGCCTTTGCTGTCTGTTACCGTTCCATTTACCGTAACGCCAGCCGCTGTGGTGGTTACTCGTATATTATTGTCGTGTCTTAATGTACAACTTCCATTTTCAGTAAACTCAGCAAGTGACTCATCACCTGCTGCATTTGAGAATAAAATAGCACTTCCTAAAAGCCATAGTTTTCCTGTACCAGTATCTTCAATTTTTGAGTGACTGCCCGTGTGGTATATAGCTAAATCTGATCCATCACCTATTAATAACTTCTTATTATCTCCTAAATGTATATGCTCACTAGATGTCCACGCATCAGTAGCATTAACCCAATTCCAAGTTTTATCGCCATCACCTGAATCAACTGTAATACCAGCACCATCAGCCGCTGCGTCATTAGCAGCACCTTTAGCAATTTCAATATTCTTATCAGTAACAGTCATCGTAGAAGAATTGACTGTTGTAGTTGTACCGTCTACTTGAAGATTACCTCCAACAGTAACATTACCTGTAGTAGTTACAGCGGCTGTTGTAAGTAAACCAGTACTAGGGTTATAAGTTAAACCAGTATCAGTTTCTATTCCTTGTGTACCTGTTGCTCCATCAACAAATGCAGGATATACGGTTTCATCGGTAGAGTTATTAGCAACTACTGTGACGTTCGTTGCTTCTGTCGCAACATCAGCAGTTCCAGTTAAATCACCTTGTACATTAGCAATGAATTTATTTGCTGATTTATCCCAAGTTCCGTTAGAAGAAGCCCCTATGAAGACAACATCTTCATGGAAATCAATTTGATTAGTAGCTCCAGAGAAAGTCGCTAAATTACTACTTCCTTGCTTTATATATAAATTTCCAGCATCAGGAATCGAAACAACTCCACTACTTCCATCTGAGTAAATAGATAAATCTGTATCAGTACCAAAAGTAGCTTTTGTATCATCCCAAAATTCTAAAGCTTGATCACTGTAGTCAAACATGATAAGTCTATTTGTTTGACCCGTATCAAAAGTTACATCCCCCGTGAAAACGCCTCCAGCTTTCGCCATCTTCGTTAAATCGGCTGTATCTACATAAGCTTTAACTGATTGCTGACTAGGCGGTCTTGTCGCAGAATCAGAAGACATATTGTCTTCATCTATTACATCTGGTAAAGCATCCACATAAGCTTTAACTGATTGCTGACTAGGTGGTCTTGTCGCAGAATCAGAAGACATATTATCTTCATCAATTAAAGATAAATTGTCTGATTCTTTAGCAAGTGGAGTACCACCAGCCGTACTACCGTCATGAACAACGATAGTGTCTTTCGTTGTATCTACAGTAACTTCACCCTCCGCCCCCGTAAAACTACTGTGCTGTGAAGTTGTACCTCTTCTTAGTTTTAATAATTTTGCCATGATTAAGAAAGCGTACCAAAGTCAACCTGTAGGTTGTTTCCACTTATAGTACCTACTTCTGTGAGATTTTTATCATTACAGTCTAAATGCCCTCCTAATTCTGGAGTCGTATCTTCACTGACATTTGACAACCCCGCCGCCGCCGTAACAGTCCATAGAGTGCCAGTATAATATTTCAATACGTTATTAGTAGAGTCATACCATAGATCACCTTCATTTAAAGAACTACTAGGTGCTGAACTTGCGATTCTATAAACTTCAGCAAAGTTATTTATGCTTGATAAATTACTTACAGTTGTATTGATATTTGATATAGCCGCTGCAACCGTAGTTACGTTAGAACTAATGCCTGCAACCGTAGTTACGTTAGAACTAATACCTGCAACTGTATTAACATTGGCGATCCCACTAGCCACCGTATTAATGTTATTGCCTGTTCCAGTTGATAAGGCATCAACAATACTTCCCAAGTCTTCAGCGAATGTAATTTGACCAGAGACAATTGATATATCAGTTAAAACTGATTGAGTAGGAGATACAGATTGAAAAGAAGTTCCATTATGAACTTTTAAAGTTTTATTAGAAGACGAATCAAACCATAGATCTCCAGCAGCTAAAGCGTTACTCCCTCCATCTGTAGTGGGAGCAGAAGTAGCTATTTGATATAAATCAGCAAAATTTTGAACATCATTTATATTGCTCGAAACTGTATTTACGTTAGAGATTGAACCTCCGACGTTATTTATATTAGAAATATTGGTTGCACATGTATCTAAATCACTAACTATTGCTGTAGTACCTAGTGTATTGAGATCAGCAACAGCATCAGCAGTACCTAATCTTCCTATCTCAGTAGCTTTTGCAGCCACAGCACCTATATCTGTTGCATCATTAGCCACTGCTGTTACATCACTTGCTATTCCAGCAACAGTTGTGACGTTGGCTGATACTCCAGCAACAGTTGTGACGTTACTTGCTATCCCAGCAACAGTTGTGACGTTGCTTGATATTCCGGCAACAGTCGTGACGTTGCCTGAAATCCCTGAAACAGTATTTATATTGGTAGTATTTCCTGCGACAGTAGTGACTTCAGTTGATTTGGGAGATAAGCGATGGAATGTATAAGTATGAAGAGTAGTTGTTGTTTCAACAATTCCTCCATATCCAGCAGCCAATACTGTTGATCCACATCCTGTAATTGTTACTGTATTTCCTGATCCTGCTCCGTTTGCAATAGTGACACTTCCACCAGAAGGAGTATGAGAAGAAGCAAATTCTTTGATACTAACTAATGTTCCAGTTCCGTTATTTACATCAGGGTTAGCAGCAGGAAAAGCTGTTTCATTTGCTATTGGAACAAAACCACCAACGTCATCAACTAAGTCAATAATCCTGTCATTAATTGCTGCTGTTGTTGCAATTGTTGTGTCATTGTCAGGGAAAGTCTGACCATCTTTGATTGTGTCGCCGCTACTAATATTGAAGTAACGAGCATCAGAAGCTTTTGTAGTGAAGTAAGAAGTGTTGGTTACTGTATGTGTTGCTTGCTCAGTATCAGTAACTTTTGCAGCAGCACCTAAATCAGTAGCAGTATCGGCATTACCTGTTAAGTCACCTGTGACATTACCAGTCACATTTCCCGTGACATTACCAGTCACATTTCCTGTTGAATTTCCCGTGACATTACCAGTCACATTTCCTGTTAGATCACCCGTAATTGTTCCACTAGCGGTAATCGCAGCGAATGTTGATGCACCATCTACATTTAACGTGCTATCAAAATCTACAGCTCCAGTAACATCTAACGTCCCTGGAACATCTACATTGCTTGTCCACTCAACACCAGACCCACTGGCATCAGTTTGAAGTATTTGTCTCGCATTTCCATCTTTTAATTTACTTACATTAATTTCCGCTGTATTACTTATATCTTCATCAACAATAGTGCCATTTAATATTTGAGCCGATGCAATACTTCCTGTTCTTTCTAAATATGCTTTTGTTACTGCGTCCTGAGCTGCTGTTGGATCTCCTAAACCTGTAATCTTATTTGTTCCCATTGCGATTGCCCCAGTCATGGAGCCGCCCGCCTTAGGCAAAGCTGCGTTAGCAGTATTAGTTGCAGTATTAGCAGCAGTCGTAGCGGCAAGAGATTTAACTGCTCCTAATGCATTCAGATCAGCTTGCTCTTGGACAATATATAAATTCTGCAAATCTGCATTATTCAACGCCTCCGAAGTTAAATTTGATCCATCATTCCAAGGAGATAACTGTGAATCCTTTGGTGTCTGCCTTTGAATCGTTAACTCTTCTCCAGACGCAAGACCAGATGTAAGAGTAATTTGTGTTGCACTTGTAAAGTTATAATCTGTTCCGTCGCTTAAAGTTGAAGTCTGGGTTTCTGCTAATAGATCTCTTCCCTTATAAACCTTGATATGAGACTTTAATAAATAATTAGAACTAAAAGGCAAACTAAAAACAGTCTGCCCAGTGTTCGTAACTTGAACATAGGTATCAGCCATCTTACGGGACTCTTACAAGGACGTAGCCCTTATTGTAAGGCTTAATCGGAATTTGCAAAGAATCACTTTATTCCTGAAAGAATCTTTGCTGCTGCACTTGAATCGTCAGTCCTCTTCTGCTGGCGTGTTGCACTATATAAATCACGGCGTTCTCTCCATTTCACAGCAGAACCCTCTTCGCTTAGATTTAACTGATTAATAGTTAATTGAGCATAATAATTTTTTATTTCTTGCATTAAGACGTAGGGCAGCTCCTTCTGTACTTCCTTTATTTCTTTATTAACAATTTCTTGAAGCGTAGTTGTTGATTTGTTTTTCTTAAGTGCATCGTATTTAGGATCATTCATCAATGATCTAAACGCTTCAATAGGAGTATTGCCGTCTACATGTTTACCCAAAAGAACAGACATATCAATTGTTTCTCTCTTTTCTGTAGGAGATACTATTTGTCCCGCTGCTGCCCCTTTTGTAACCATTACACTTTTAATGACATCAGGGCTAATAACTATTTTCCTTTTAATATTTAAATTAGCTGTCTCTACGTTACCTACAGTTGAACCATAAGTCTGGTTATATAGCTGCTGTAAATCATCACTCATTGGCACTCCTTCTAACGTCTTATTCATTAATGGCCCTGGAGGATTTAACAGATTTAAATGATTTAATTCTGCATAAACTTTGTCATTAGGATGTTCTCTTGGGAAGAATCTATGTTGCATATAACGACCTAAATTTTCACCCCAAGATAATCTTATCTTTGTGCCTAACCAATCCTTTTCTTTAAACTTACCACCGAAGAAAGGACTACCTGGAAGAAGGTTATAAGCTATTTCATTTCTTACATATCTCTCTGTCTTTTCTAAGAAGCCAGGTTCAAATAAATCTGTTTCTTCTGTTGTCCATTCTCTCTCTTTATAGACTTGACTTGGTTTTGCATTTAACAATCTTGATGCTTCTCTAACTGGGCCAGATAAAGGCATTTGCCCCTGCATTAAATAACCTGTATATCTAGACATTTTTTGATTAGTCCCAGCAGCAGTTTCGGGGAATATCGCCTCGAATAATTGTTTAACATTACCTATCGCTGTTTTCCTGGTTAAACTTCCAGCTAAAACAATAAAAGCAGCATCAGTTAATTTATTTGAATCTCTGTCACTTATGGCTGCATGTTGTATTGCATAACGTAAATCTTCTAATAAAAAGAGTGAACTAATAACTGGAATACCACCAATTAAAGGTACACCACCAATTGAATTTGGCTTTAATCCTTTTGCTTCTAACTCCCTTAACCACTCTGCTCTCTCCTTAAACATGTTGTCAGGAGGGCCATTGCCAACAATTAATCCATTAGCACTCAACATCCCATATATTGCCCAAACATGACCAGCCATGATTGCATTTGATTTTGCTCTTCTTTTCTCTGCTGGGTTTAAAGTTTTCCACATGAACGCATCTTTTAATGGGCCAAATCCTGAAAAAGTCCAATCCATGCTTTCACCCATAAATGGAGCTTGCATGTAAGGAAAAGCCAAATCAGCCCACCATTCATCTCTTCTTAATTTCTGCATGGCATCGAACGGCCCTTTCCCCCAATTCCTATGAGTAGGTTGATTTTGGAAGCGTAATTCTTCACTAAAACGAGCAGCGTCTTGAGCCTCCGCAGCTCCCATAAATGGAGCCCCGTAAGTGTTAGCTACAAACTCTTCTCTAATTGCATCTTCTATCTCTACATCACCCATCATCTCTGGTGGTAAACCATTATCTTTCCTATATTTTTTAACCATATCTTCTGTTACTTGATTGCTATAAAAATTATTTTTCATCTCATTATTTATCCAATCATCTATCTTCTGCTGACTTAAATTTCCATCGGCATCTGTTAAGCCAAGTTGAACACCTGACTTCCTTGCTTTCATTTCAAGGTCAAATCTAACCGAGTAATTATGAAAGAAGAATCCAGCGACATTATCTACAGCCGATAAAGTATTTAGAGCTGGACGTAACCAATAAGGATTCCCACTTTTCTCATAAGCCCATAGTTTTAAAGCTGCTGAACTACTTCCTGTGTAATAAAGAGGATTTAATAACTGTTTTATTCTTCCATCCTTAGTTCTTGGTTTGTAATCTCTTTGGTCTCTTAGCTTTATTAGCTGTAAATCTGTTGGCTCGTGATATTTACCATAGTGATCCGCAGCTCCAGAAAAATGCTGAGACTTATTCGTAAAAGCATCCATAAAAACTTCTTTCCATGATTCCCTTAATGCTCTTATTCCCTTGCCATATCCAGCAAAATTAGCTTCCAATACATCTCGATAAGGTTTCATGTCCGTAGTTCCAAAAGGAATATATGCGGCTTCTT